AATATTAAAGTATCTGAAATGCTATTTATAACTTCAAGAGCATTAATTGTAGAACAGCAGTCTAAAGTAGAAGGAATAACTAAATTCAAACCAACTAACATAATTGAAATCAGACATTGGAATGGAGAAAAAGATTCATTAGATATTGTTGAAACCAAAGGAATTCAAATTATGACATATGATAAATTAATTACTATACTCAAAGAACGAAATGCTGAAGGTTTTGAGACTCTAAGTAAGATAAAAATAATATTCTTTGATGAGTGTCATACTTTATTTTCAGATGGATTTATTCATGATATTGAAATGTTAAAAACTTGGATAAGAGATGTTTTATATACCGATACTAAATACATAATTGGTCTTACTGCTACTCCTAAAATATTATTCTATTATCAAAAAGAATGGGGAGTTAGTGTACAACAATTAAATAAAGAAATTTTAGTGAATTATAAAGCAAAGCAACTATATTGTACAAATTTTAATACATTACATTTTCTTTTAGCTAACAAGGATATTCAGGGGAAAACAATAGTAATGTGTTACTCTATTGACGATTGCTATAAATTAAAAACAAAGATACCAAATTCATTTGTACTGGTTTCTAAAAGTAATTCTAAAAAATATATGCCAGAAATGGAGGAAGTTAGACAATATATTGTTGATAATGAAAGCTTGCCAGATACATATTTAGAGGTGTTTGAACGAGATTCTAAAACTAAAAAACCAATTAGATCAGAAAAAAGAAAATTGGAAGTATTAATTACCACTAGTACATTACGAGAAGGAGTTAATTTACGTGAAAATAGTGGTGTAAAAAATGTAGCAATTGCTTTTACAGACGAATTACATATATCACAATGGGTTGGTAGATGTAGATATAATATAGAAAACCTCATAATTGCAGAAAGTTATATTCGCACAGATAATTATAATAAAAAATCATATTTATCACAAAGCAGAGAAAGTTATAAAGAGTTTATGAAAGATATAAATCATACTAAGTGGTTTGACAACATATCTCATCTTGTAGATCATGACGTAACAAAAATAAGAAGATTTATATTAAGTAACAAGGAAGAATTATTCACAACATATATAAACACTAAATGGTTAGTGCCTAGTGGGCTAGAAAATGAAGATGAATTGTATAAGTACAAAATATATAAAAAAGAAGATAAAGATGAGATTGTGGCAAAAATAATTGATTATCAAATGATTGCGGATTCTCCAAGCAGAATTACATTTAATAGAGTAATGAGATTTATGACAGATACTTTAGGATATACAATTGAAGATGGTAGACTTCAGGTAAAGAAAAAACGATATACATATAAACTTATAGTTGATTTCGATGAAGATTTTGAACTAAATAATGACAGAGAGGATGATTCAAAAAACGATGATGGCAATATATCAAATAAAAAACAATGTAAATGATAAAGTATACATAGGTAGTTCATCTAATATATCTTTAAGGTGGAAACAACATTTAGATTTGTTGTATTATAAATTACATGATAATTATAAGCTACAAAATGATTTTGATAAATATGGGATATCTAATTTCTCTTTCTCTATTCTGGAGATAATTAAAGATAAAAAAGATTTGCTACGAAAGGAACAGAATTGGATAGATTCAATAAACATTAATGAGAACTATAACATATTAAGTTATTCAAATTTCAACGGAGCTGAATTAACAAAGGATTCATATGAGATAATCAATTACAAAGTAGATATTAATACTAAAAACTTATTAAAAGAAAATATTATTGTTTGTATACATAAAATTAATTCAATAGGAGAAAAACAAACTAGTCTAAGTAAGGGGTGGTTTAATAAATCAAATGTAAGTGATATTAAGCAATTATCTAATAATATTAAAAATTACTATAAAAATATTGCTAAAGATAAGAATTTCTATTGGACTACATTCATAGCTTATCAAAGGAAATTAGCCAGTAGTGGTACAACACGAAAATATATAGGATTTAACGATATTCCAAAAATTAAGTATAATACTTTAGCATTCTGTGCTAATTGTTTTCCCAATAAAACTATTCAAAGAAATTTAAAATCCGAAATGGAAATTAAAGATGATGTATTTGCATTAAATATGTTATTGAAATGGATTATAAATGTGTCTGATATATCTAAATCAATAAATATCTATATACCTTCTCTAAGAATGAGAAATATATTAATTAATTGGTTGGATAATGAAAATATATAATAAACATAAAATAATAATTGACATTAGATATTAACATATGCTATAATTAACACATGGGCAAGGGATAGGTACGGGGCATCATTTACATAATAACAATTTTCACATCTCCAACTACCTATCCCTACTCTAAAATTTATAAAGAAAAGAGGTGAAAATAAATAATTAAATATATTGGTCAATACTATATATCAGTACCTATAGATATATCAACAAAACGTAATACTAAAAATCCTAATGATACATATTTAAAAGGAATATCTGGAACAGAAACTTATAGAGAAAATGATAATACACTAGCTATTTATATGCCAAAAGGAAAATCAACATCTAATTCAATACTTCCAAAATTAGAAGCTATAGGGGTAATATTAACACCTAAAATATTAGTTGATGAAGAAGTCTGGTTGTTCCCTGAAACAGATATACATAAAGTACATAAAGTTCTCAAGTTTGGAATAGTAGGGAAAAATGATCAGGTTATTAATCCAAAGAATGGTTTGATAACTACAAAAGATAAGTTAAAGAAAATGATTGATAGAATTGCTAAGAATTAAAAATAATATTTTTATTAAAATTTAAAATATGCAACATTATCGACATTCTAAGCCCTCTAAATTTTAATATGGCATAATTCTTCTAGTAAGTGTTTTAAACAGCTTAGAGCATATTTTTGTTTTCTGTAAGTCGCTTATATCAAGGATTCTAAAAGTCAAAAAATTAAAATTCATAGTTAGATAATGTCTACATTTATTGAATTTAATCCTATGGTAATAAAATAATATTTATTGTATTAAAAAACAAAACAAAAAATAAGAAAGAAGGATTTAATGAAGTTTATAGATAGAACGGGAGAAACAAAGAAAAATAAAGTTGGAAATTTAATGAAAATTATCAATTACAAAAATGCTACAAATATGGATGTATTATTCCTTGATACTGGTTATATTTCTAAAAATAAAGCATATAAAGAGTTTAAAAATGGAAATATAAAAGATTTATATAACAAAAATATTTTTGGTGTAGGATTTATAGGAGAAGGAACGTATAAAACAGACAATAAAATGAATAATACTTGGTGGCATATGTTGCAAAGATGCTATGATAAAACAACACAAGAAAAACAACCAACATACATAGGATGTACAGTTTGTGAAGAATGGCATAACTATCAGAATTTTGCTAACTGGTATGATGAAAATTACTATGAAGTTGATAATCAAAAAATGGAAATAGACAAAGATATTTTAATTAAAGGAAATAAAGTGTATTCTCCAGAAACATGTGTCTTCGTACCTAAAAAAATAAATATATTATTTACAAAAAGAAGTTTGAGTCGCGGTGAATTTCCAATTGGGGTACAATTGCATAGTTTAAATTGCAAAAACAAATATGGTGCATCATGTAGTAATGGAACTGGCAAGGGCGTATATTTAGGATTATATTTAACTCCTGAACTTGCATTTGAGGCATATAAAATATACAAGGAAAATTTAATAAGAACATTAGCAGAAAAATATTATGGTTTAATTCCAGAAAAATTATATAATGCCTTAATGCAATACAAGGTAGAAATTACAGATTAAATAATAAAATAAAAATAAGAAAGAGGTTTTACATATGCAACAATTATTACTCAAAGGTACTATCACTCTTGATGATACTTATTTAAATCGCATGAGCTATGTACTAACAAATTGCCAAGGCAAAAAACATCTCTCACTTCAATTCTAGACACAATCTATAACTCTAAAAATTGTATTAAGAAATTAGTAAGAGTTGCAGGAAAAATCTGCGATAATGGACATCAATTTAATTGTTTTGAAGGATTGCATATTAAAAAAGATAAACGTGGGATATTGGGTTATCATTGTGGTAGTTTTGCAATAGAAAAACAATTATATGAATTAGCTGAGTATGGTAAAGAGGTTGAATTGATAATTCAGGATTACACAGGAAGTATTTCAGATTTTATCACACATACTACGGAGGATAATGTTTATGACACAGCGACAAAAACAGCATGATCACTTAGAGTCAATTGAATATAATGATTCCTGTACATATGAAAGTTGTTTCTATTGTGGAGAAGAATTTATATATATAGAAGACATTTTAGTTGATGAAAGAGATCGATACATATGTGAAGAATGCTCGATTATATATAATATTAATGTGATTAAGTGTAAGGAGATAGATTATTAAAGTTCATACATTAGAATGAAAGGGAGATTAAAATAAAATGACTTGTATAATTG